GGAAGCCGGGAAGCGCGGATGTTGACTCGATAAGGAAGTGGCATCCTTGGGTATAAAGAAGCCCCTCGGGAGAAAGTACACTGTAGAGACCCATCCCGAGCGGGACAAGATCATCAAGGCAATATGTAAGGGCGATCAAACATTCCGTGGCATTGCGTTGCAGTACGGATTGACGAACCAGGCAATCAGCAGATACGTCAACGGCAAGCTATATCAGACGGTTGCAAAGGAGAGCGCTAAGCGGGACGAAAAGATCGGCCAAAGCTTCCAGGCCCGCATCGAGCAGGTCATGCACCGGATGCAGAAGCTCTACGACGCCTGCGATGAGTACCTGACTGACCCGAACAATCCCGAGAAGTACGACCTAACCCCACGCGCGTGCGAGATTGATATCAAGTACCGAACCGTGGAGCCGGACACGGACAAGATGATAACCAGGACGGAGGGCCTGCAGACGATCCTGGACAAGCTGGACGGCCAAGGATACCAGCCCTGGGAGATCAAAATGAAGGTTGCCGACCCCCGGAAGCTCATCATCGAGACGGCCAAGGCTATCACCCCGCAGCTGGAACTTATGGCGAAAATCGAAGGGCTTGTGAAGGAAAACGTCTCTATCTCGATCAATCAATACTGGATTGACATAAAAGCGATTATCTTAAAGGCGACGGAGAAACACCCCGAGGTGAGGGAAAAGATCGTGAAGGAGCTTGAGAGGGCAGAAAATGATTGAGATGTTAAACATGGACTGCATGGACTACATGGCGACCCTGCCGGATAAAGCCTTCGAGCTGGCTTGCGTCGACCCTCCGTATGGGATTGGGATATCAGAAAATCCAGTGAGGCAAGCGCATGATGTAAAAAAATGGGATTCAGCAATTCCACAATATGAATATTTTGTTGAACTAACCAGAGTAACTAAAAATCAAATAATATGGGGAGGTAATTATTTTGGGCTTCCGGCTTCGCAGGGGTTTATTATATGGGATAAAATACAGCCAGAAAATTTCAGTCTTTCAATGTGTGAATATGCGTGGTTAAGTTTTCAAAGCCCCGCCAAAATATTTAAACAATCTGTTTTGCTGGAACGTGGCAAGATACATCCCACGGCCAAACCCGTCGCCCTCTATAAATGGCTCCTGTCCCGCTACGCCAAGCCCGGAGACCGCATCCTTGACACCCATGGAGGCTCCGGGTCTATCGCCATAGCCTGCCATGACCTCGGATTCGACCTGACATGGATGGAACTCGACGCCGACTATTACGCCGCCGCAGTAGCCCGGTATAAGGCCTACGCGGCGCAGGCGCAACTGTTCGACCCAGCACCATCAAGGCCCATAACGCAAGGTGAATTGCTATGACCAGGGAGCGTAAAGACCTACTCTACACCCTATCCCCACTTGCCTACATCCGGTCCCTGGGCTTCAATCCCTTCGACTGGCAGGCTGAAGTCATATCCTCCACCCATAAGCGGAAGGTATGCGACGGAGCAAGGCAGTCCGGGAAGTCAACTATCACCAGCGGGAAGCCCTGCCACGTCGCCCGGTTCTACCCTGGGAGCCTTTCGGTAATTCTTGCCGCAACGGAAAAGCAGGCCGTGGAGGACATGGAGAAGATAAAGGACTTCATGAGCAGGGACGTGGAATACCCCGAGATCGTCAGGGATTCGGATAGCCTCATCGAGCTAAAGAACAAAAGCCGCATACTTGTCGTTCCTGCCACCGAGAAGGCCGCGCGTGGATTTTCAAGCCCTCATATTATCATCATGGACGAATCAAGCCGCATCGAGGATGGGGTTTATAAGTCCGGGGTGATCCCAATGCTTACGGATAACGAGAAATGCGAGGTCATCCTGATTTCAAGCCCCAACGGAAGGACGGGGTTTTTCTTCAAAGCCTTCCAGTCCGAGCGCTGGGAGCGGTATTCGGGTACGACGAGGTATCAAACGTGTTCAGGTCCGAGGAAGTGGACAGGATGGACTTCGGCATCATCGACCCATCCCCTATCCAGCCGCTTTATGAGGTTGCCCAATGAATGAGTACGTCGTCTCAGTCGATATAGCCAAAAAGCGCGACTACACCGCTATCATGATCGTCAAGGATCAAGCCGAGATCATCGATGGCGCGCCAGCCTTGCGCCAACCGGACAGGACCGCCCACCGCTTCGACGTGGTTCATATCGACAAATTTCAGGGCTTGACCTACCCGGCCATTGCCAAAACGATAGAATCCCTTATGTCCCACACCAATATGCGGAACAACTCCGATCTGTTGGTTGACGGGACCGGAGTGGGGGAGGCCATCGTTGACCTACTGAGGGAACGGATGCTGAACCCACTTCCTATCGTGTTCACCGGAGGGACGCAGGAGCGCGAGGTATATTCCGAGATGGGAACCGTGTTTCAGTCCACCACAGGAAAGCTTGCAGGAGCCAGGATCATCAAGGAAATCCACGTTCCCAAGGAAAATCTAGTCTCTGCAGGGAGAATCATCATCCAGCAACGCAGGCTGAGGGTAGCGCAGGGCTTGCGGTGGGCTCCTGAGTTCGAGAAGCAGCTTCTAGGTTTCCGTGGAAAAGTAAATGAAAAGCGTGTAAAATACGAGGCAGAGACGGAGAATTTGCACGACGACCTTGTAGTGTGCTACCTTATGGCGGCATGGTGGCTGAACAGAAGCAGAGCGGAAGAGAGGGTGCTACCCATGGAAAGCGACAAAGTGAACGATTGGAATCCGATGGATTTCTAAGGAGGCGATTATGCCCAAGAAAGATTTACTAGGCCCTGAGATTCTAAAGCCGAACATATCCGAAGAGGCGATGCAACAGCTTCACCGGGTATACACGTCCCTCAAACAAGACCGGGAGCGCTACGACCTCCGCTGGCAGGAGATAGCGCGTTTCATCAACCCAGCCTATGGGAACTGGGACGAGACGCACCCGCAGGACTCCCGGACCGATCCTTTCGACTACAAGGATATCTTCGACAACACCGCCATGAAGGCGTCCAGCCTGCTAGCCGATGGTATCCAGGGCTACGCGTTCGGCAGAAATACCTCATGGTTCCGCCTAGCCTTCGAGGATGAGAAGCTAATGCAGACCAGAGCCTACAGCGAATGGCTCCAGGCCGTGGAGCGGCACTTCTACAAGCAGCTGAACAGAAGCAACTTCTACGATGAGGGAAGGGCGTTCATCAAATGCGGCGCAGACTTCGGCACTGCGGTCATGTTCCGCATGGAAGATACTGTCCGAGGGATGCCGTCCTATAAGACCCTGCACCTTAAGAACTGCATGATCCAAGAGAACCAGTTCGGTGAAGTGGACACCCTATTCCGCGAGTTTTGGCTGAACCCGGACAACGCAGCGGGCTATTTCGGCGAGGACAAGCTACCGAGGATCATCCAAGACGCCAGGAAAGGAAGCCCCACGAAGGAATTCAGATTCGTCCAGTACGTCGGACCCCGGGGGCAGTACGACGCGGATGTACCCGGTACAGACCCGTTCGTCTCCGTCTACTGGGCAGATTGCGAGGCCACCAAGGCTATTTCAACCGGCCAGTACGACTCCAAGCCTTTCTTTTCCTGGAGATGGTCCCGGTCCATGAACGGAGATGTATGGGGCGCAGATTGCCCAGGGATGATCGAACTTCCCAACGTCAGGCAGGCGCAGTCCATGCGCAAGGACTTCAACCGCATGGTGCAACTGTCAGCCCGCCCGCCTATCAAGGCCACCGAAGGACTGAGGGGAAGGATCAACCTTACCCCCAACGGCATGACCTACATCAGGCCAGGCGAGGATTTCGCGCCTACTGCGATGATCGGGAACGTCCAGGGGATAGCCGAGGACTTAGCCGAGCTCAGGAAGTCCACGAATGAGAGCTACCATACCGACTTTTTTCTGATCTTGACCCAGAACATCGAGCGCACCAAGACAGCAACAGAGGTTGCAGGGCTCCAAGGCGAGAAAGCGGCCTTGCTTTCGGCGTTCTTCGGCAGGCTATCGAGTGAATTCCTTGAACCGATCCTAGAAGATTTATTCTCCCTGGAAGCGCAGACCCTTCGCCTTCCACCGACTCCCCAGGGTCTAGTGGGGCTGGACCTCAAGATAGACTTCATTTCACCGCTAGCGATGACCCAGAAGCGAGTTCACGAGATGCAGGCCACCGATGAAGCCGTGAGCAGGATTTTCCAGATTGCACAGTATGACCAGACTGCACTAGATACTATTGACCTGGACGAGTACGTCAAGACCGTGAGCGAAGCCTACAACATGAAGCAAACCGTTCTGCGTGACGAGATGGATGTAAGGAGGATTCGTCTTGCGAGGGCCAAGCAACAGCAACAGCTAATGCAGGCCCAAATGCAGATGGAGCAGGCAAAGGCAGGGGCAGAGGTAGCCGCAAAGACTTCCAAGGCGCCGGAGGAAGGCAGCCCAATGGCCGCGCAGATGGGGGGCAGATGACCAGGAAAGATTCTTTCATAGCCGGGAAGGAGCGGAGAGCGCTTTTCAGAAGAGTATTCTGCGATGGTGAGGACGGAAAAACCGCCCTTGCCATCATCTTGAACCGCTTAGGCTACTTCGCCACCGACCCGGCTGCGATCCACCCCGAATTGACAGCCGCCGCAAACTACATCCTGGGAGAGATCGGGAGCCTTCACCACGCCAACCTATACGCGCTGGTTGATAAAATAGCCAGCGCATCAACAGACGACGACCTGCAAGCCTTTATGGATGCAGGCGATCCAAACGAGGAGCTATAATGGAAGAACAGACGACAGCGGCAGAACAGCCCGCCCCGGCAGCGCCCCAAGCCGCGCCAGCCGCAGGGCAACCAACCCCTGCAGCGGCACCAGAGATGCCGAAATGGTTCAGCCAACTTTCCCCGGACCGACGGGAGAAGTACGCCGACAAGCTCAAGGATAGGGCTACGCTGAACGACCTTGCCGACTCCTATGTCGAGTCCAGGACGAAAATGGAGCGCTCCGTAACCATTCCAACCAAGGACTCCCCACCCGAGGAGATCAAGGCGTTCTATTCCAAGCTTGGAATCCCTGATGACGAAAAGGGCTACGACTTCGAGGTAGACAAGAGCGTGCCCGATGGAGACAAGCTTGCCGAGATTTACCGAAAGAACGCCCTGGAGTCCGGGCTTTCCAAGGCTCAAGCGAAGAAGGGATGGGACTTTCTTCAAGGCATCATCAAGGAAGGATCGAAAGAGCAGGAGCGCCAGACCGAGCAGACCAAGCAGACTTTCGACGCCCGGCTAATGAAGGCCCTTGAACCGCTACACCCGGACGAAGCAGGCAGGAAGGACGCCGCAAACGAGACAGTGAACCTTTTCAAAAAGCACATTGCCAGGATAGGGGGCAACATTGGCAAAATCTACGCGGAGAAAGGCTTGGTATTCGATCCGAATTTCGTTCTTGCTGTGGCGAATGACGAAAAGAGCCGAGCGAATCACCAATTTATCGACGGAAAAGTCGCGCCCCGCTCTGGTGAAAAAGCCGGGAAGATGGGCTCGTATCATCCAGACTTTGCAAAAGCTTACGGGAGGCAGTAGATGACCCTCATTGACGAGATACTTGAAGCGACCAAAGAAGAAGAGCCGAAAGAAGGCGAGCAGGCCAAGGATCAACCGAAATCGGCGAACGACTACGACCCGAAATTCTTGGAATTGTACGGGAAAAAGAAGAATCCTTGACTTATTACTTTATAGGTGTATAGTATTTGTTAAACCGCGTTGCGGTTCTAGCTGATGCTGGAATCCGACGCGCCCGAAATGGACCAAACCATGAGGGCCACGAAACCGAGTAGGGAGTAGATCAAGCCCCCCAAGAATGGGGACAGGACGGCGCAAAGAATCTAGCGCAAATCTACTCTTTATGAGGTTCGAAATGGGCACCATTACCGCCTATTCTCCCATGAATCTCGCCGAAGTGCAGAAGCGCGCAGGGTATGATAACTCTGCTGCTGTCATAGGCGAGCTTTCCAAAAGAAACGACTTCCTGATGGATGTTCCGTGGTATCCCTCTTCACACGGCGCATATCACAAATACCTCCAAGCCACTCGATTGGGTGATGGTACGTTCGGCAAAGCCAATGGCCCTGTTGCGGTAATCGCCTCCCAGGCCGAGGAAATGACCGAGCCGACCAAGCTTTACGAGGGCGACTCCCCTGTAGACGACCGGCTCCTGATTGCCGCGACCGATCCCATGAAGGTCCGCGACTCTGAGGATGCGCTGAACCTGGAAGGGCTGATCCAAGGATGGATCGACAAGCTCATCTACGGCAACGAAATCACGACCCCCGATGGGTTCAAAGGCTTCTCCCGGCGCAGGCCCAAGCTTGCCACCTACTGCGTGGGCGGAGGCGGCACCGGATCGGACCTGACATCCATGTACCTGTTCGAGTTCGGACCGGCTGGGTTCTACCTTGCCTATCCCGAAGGCGCAGGAACTCCCGGCATGAAGAACGAGGACCGTGGACGGAATTACATTGCCGCCCCAACCGGGACCGGGAACTACTGGGCGTGGGTACGGCACTACGAGATATGGGCCGCCCTCGTCCTCCGCGATGAGCGCGCAATGCTTCGGTATGCGAACATCGAAAGCGCGGGAAGCTCCAATATTTTCAGCCCGACCACGTTCATCACGCTGAAAAACAAACTCCCCAGCATGGGAACCAATGCGGTAGCCTATGCCAATCGGACGCTCAAGGCTCAGATCGAAGCCGATGCGTATAACAAGTCGAATGCTTCCTACTCTATCAGCGACATCGAGGGCTTCGGTCCCGTCGCCAGGGTTGCAGGCGTTCCCGTCCGTGTCATGGAAGGACTCCTTGACACCGAAACCGCGATAACCGCGTAAAGGAGGGTGATATGAGAGACGGAAAACTTCTTTTCGGTAACATCGTCACCGTAACCAAAGATACTCTTGCGGTCTCCGCTGACCTCTTGGACTTCGGAGCCTTGCAGACCGGATACACCAAGTCCGCGAAGCACAAAACCGGCGAAACGGCTGATCTTTCCGTGGTGTTTCAAATCACGGCAGACGCCAACGCCGCCGACTCCTTCGCGTGCCGTATATTGGAATGCGCGACCGAGGGCGGATCGTACACGACCGTGCTGGAAGGCCCGACCGTAGCCGCTCCGAAGGCTGGCGTCCTTTCGGTACTCCCGCTTCCCAAGACCCATCTTCGGTTCTTGAAAGCGGCCATTTACCCGACTTCCTCTGGAACTGCCACGGCGGCGACCATAGCCGCATGGATCGAACCAGGTCCGCAGGCAGAATAACGCAATAGGCCCCAGGGGACGCCCTGGGGTTCTTTGGAGGATCAATGTATATTTGCACCGTTACCTTCTACGACTCGGCCACCAGCACCAAGTATCAAGCCGGGAACGTCTACGAACTGACTCCCGAGTCCATGGAGAATTTCAAGCGGATCGGCTGCGCAGGACGCTTCGAATCTCTTGCACGTCCTGGACAGATGGAGCCCACTCTGTTTGAAGAGCCCAAGACCAGGAAGCCGAGGGCCAAATGAGCCTTGACTATGCGTCCTCATGGGTAGCCCTAGCCAACCGCGCCCTAGCCCGGCTAGGATCGTCCTCTATCGTATCCCTTGACGACGGGTCAAACAACGCCGCCTATGTCCGT